GGCATTAAGTACATTCCAAAATGTATTATTAAATTTGTTTTTTCTGACTTAAATGCTATTACATCATAATCTTTAGCGTTTGTCAAACTTACTTTTTTAGCACATTGAGCTGCCCAATTATCTATACTAGTTGTTGTAAATTCTTTAATCCATTGCTTAGAATGGGGGTATTCTGGCAAAGAAAATTCTAAATTTAATTTCATATAATAAAAGTTTTTAATTAAGGTAATACAATTTATTGTATCATAGGAATGAGATAATCCTATAAAGTCTCGTACCATGAAGCAAACTCCGGAAAAGTATTTACAAAAGATTCTTTACGTAATACATCTAATCTTTCAGTTTCTTTTTTAAATATAGGCAGTAAATAAGAATCATCAGTACTAACCATAAAAGATAGCCAACTTTTAATTTGTTCTAGATCATGCCTAGTTAGTAATTTTTTATAATCATGCGTAAATTTTTTATATAATTTTATTATATCTTGTTTTGCTTGTTTAGGCAAGCAAGTAACTTTTTGATCAGACGGCTCAATTAATGTTGTACCATAAAAATCAAAATTATTACGTTTACACCAAAGTATAAGATCTGGCATAGATGTTATACTGTATATGCTTATAACAGCACTTATAGTAGTTATATTGTTCTTAAACATAATAGCATGTTTTTCGAATTTAGACCAGGATAATCCCTTTCTAGAATACTCTACGCGACTTCCATATCCGTCTACACTAGGCCATAAAGATACTTTTTTAAAGTGAGCCCATAGTTCAAGTAAGTTATATTTTTTAAATTTAGAATAACTTAAATTAGTATTATAACTTATATGTATATTCTTAGCATAACCAGATTCTATAAGTAATGTAAGCATTTTATAGTGACCTTCCTGTATAAAAGGCTCACCTCCTGCAAAATATACTTCTTCTAGGTTAGGAATAAATTGAGGAACGTCTGTCCAGAAATTTTCATTATCTGTGTAATGATCTGTAGTTTTAGACCAACCTGTTTCTAAAGTATCTTTATACCAGCTAGTAGAGGCATCAGGACCACACATTCTACATTTAAAGTTACACAGATTACCAAACCTAATATCTAGATAAGTAGGTTTAGTATCTAAACTTCCATCTGCATTAGTCTGAGCCTGTAGGTATACATCTTTTATAAATCTATTATTTACTTGTAATCTATTACTACCACTACCTTGTTTTTCTTTATCATAACATGCTTTTATACATTCTGTTGGTATTTTATTTTTTAAGAAATCTAAACGTGTTTTTTTATATTGATCACTATTCCATATGTCACCTAAGGATTGATCATAGGTTCCTACTATAGTAGTATTTGTTTGAAATTCTGCATGACAACATAAATAAAAATTACCAGTTAATCCTCCAAAAATATGCATCCAAGGAAGTATACAACCTTTAATTTTATTGTTTGGGGATTGTACGTCCTGTTGCAGGGAAACCTCCAAAGTGTATAGAGTTATTTCTAAGAGTACAAGCTAGAATATTTTTACCACATATATCTCCTTCTGGACCAGATGCAACTGTATTATCAACAGTAATAGGATTAGTATTAGCAGAAAGAGCAGTTCCTGGTATAGTGCCACCAGCAGGACCAGGATATTGACACTCTTCACCTTTATATTGCCATTGACAAGTATTTTTATAGTACTTACGTCTAGGAGTTACTTGTTTAAAATATTGTAACCAAGTAACTAAATTAAATGATGCCGTTGTTTCTCCTAAAGATTCTAACTGATTTATTTTGAATCTGTCTTCCATAAAAGATTCAGTATCAGCATCTGCATTAACTATAAAAATATTTTCTCCAACATTAGGACTAGGATCTAATGCGTTACTTATAAATAAAAATCTATTCTCTTCTATAGTATTTATAGTTGCAGTATTAGTACTACTTGCAGATTTGATAGTATCTCCTACTCTATAAGGCATAGAGTTTTGTACTTCTATAACACCTCCTGAAACATATTTAACACTACTATGCTCAGGCCATACATCAAGAAAATTAGCAAAAGTAGTTTTAATATTTACTACAGCTCCTTGTAAATCTCTAGAATCATCTTTAAGTGATCTCCATACACCTTTAGTACCGTCAGTAGCTGCAGAAGCTATAGTTTGTTCATAATTCCAAGAGGCATTAGCTTGTCCATAGTATCCTACTATAGTATCACTATAGCTAAAACCATTAGCGCGTGCTCTAGTTAAAGTATCAAAAGCTTGTTCTCCTGCAACACCTACATCTGCAGGTAGTGCGTTAATAGTTCTGGGATCAATTCCATGACAAGGATTACCATTAACATTAGCTACACAAGACCAAGTTATATTATTACCTACAATAAAAGGATCTTCAACTAAAGTTGATATAATATTGTCTACATTAAAAATAGTTAAATTAAGTTCATTGATTTTTCCATCAGTACCTTGAGAGATATTAGATATATCAACAGGAAAAGGTATATAAGAATCACCGTCATAGGTTACATTATATTGTAAATCAGCTGTTAAATCACCCGCTACGTCTGCAAATTTTAAAGGAAAATTTACTGGCCATGCTCTACCATCACCATCCTCTGTAGGATTTCCAAATCTATCAATAGGAAACCACTCACCTGGGTAGTATATTTCATATAGTCTTACTATAGGATTTTGTGTAAAAGCATTTTTTTCTGCTATAAAAGGGCTAGGTAATTGAGACGCAATAGTAGTTGTAGCAGTTTGTTGACTACCTATAAACACATTAGCAATAAAAGGTATTGAGGTTAGTGTACTACCACCTATAAAAGCTAAAACCCCGCTAGGAACACTGTCTGCAGCTTTAGATATAGTTAAAGTAGTAGAGCTATCTACACTTGTAATAGTTTGTGAACTAGTATATCCAGTACCGGAAAGTACTAATCCTGCACGAAGTTCTGTAGTATCTGCAACTGTTAGTATAAGAAGAACAGTTGCACTACCTGCCCGTGTATAGGGTGTAAATGCAGAAGTATCAACAATACTAAAGCTATCTTCATCTATTTTTGTAATAGTATAACTATTACCATTAACTTCTGTCATACCTACTACACCAGCAAAACTAGCAGAATCTCCTGTAGTAAATCCATGATTAGCAGCTGTTACAACACCAGGGTTGTCTGTTGTTATATTAGTAATTGTTATAGTACGCCCACTTACTCCACCTATAGTTTGTACATCAAAGGTTAAAGCAGCTGCACCGCCGCTACCTAGTTTACTATCTGCAATAGTAATAGTCTCACCTATAATAAATCTATCACCACCTGCAGTAATAGTAACAGCAGCAGCTCCAGATCCGTCAACTACTATGGAAAAAGTAGCACTATTACCATCGCCATTACTTGACCAGTCTGTAGTAGTTATAGTATATGTTCCTGCAGTACGAGCAGCTACAGCAGCGCTTATATTAGTAACTGTTAGTACAGGAGTAAATACAGTAGTATTAACAAAATAACCTCCTACAATAGAACTACTAGAAGTTACTGTTTCAGTAGTTGTATATTCTTGTATAACATTATTTAATTTAACTTTTATTTGTTTTGTAGTAGCGTTTACATTAGCAATATAACCTACAGTGCCACTAGTAGATCCTACTATAGCATTACCCGATCTAAAATCTGTAGCATTTGCTACAGTTAGCACTACATCATAATTTCTAGCAGTCATTAGTCATAGGTCTCCTGAAGTTTAAAACTAACTGTATAAAAGTTTTCTGTTAGACTTGTGCCTGCAGACAAAACTTGAGTTATTTGTAAGTCTCCTTCAAATCTTGTAGTAATTGTACCACTTTCATTTAAGTGTGACAAGTCAAAACTAAAAGATTCAAAATCTCCGCTTCTAGCATTATAAAAATTTTCAATAGCTGTTCTTTCTACACCAGTTATATTAGTATAAGCTAAATCATAGGCTCTCAAAGGTCTTCTAGACTGTAATCTTCTTTTTTCGTAACCAGCCTGTGATTTAAAAGTAGCTACTTGAAATTTTTTAGTAGTAGTAAATCCTGAATCAGGTTTTCTATCAGCCATAGAATTAAATCTATCAGGAGTTACTACTGCAGAATCAAATATTCTAATAGATAAAGAGTCATGTAAGTCTAAAGCTCCTAAAGGTGCTCCACCAATTACAGTAGCAGTGGTAACAGGAGAATCTATAATATCAGATCTATATCTGCCTCCATCAGCCATGCGTATATACTCTATCTTACCTTTAAACCTTTCTTGGCTAGCGGCAGATCCTCCAGTAACAGCTGCATTAGCACCAATAATTAAAGGTGAATTAATAAAACGATCAACTGAAGGATTATAATTTACTGCTTGTACTAATGTATTGCCTACATAAAGACGTAAATTAGCATCCTGCTTGTCATAGGATACTGCTATATTATAAGTACTACCCCCATTACAGTTACCTCCGTAAGCTTCTGTTACTGATCCATCTTTCATTATAATCATACCTATAGTAGCGTTTGCTCCTACAGTTCTTATCACATAATAATTACTCGAATCTTGAAAACGTGATAGTAGAGTTTGGTTCGCACTCATACTAGAACCAGCATCAGGGGTTATGATAGTATCAAAAGTAAATGATTTTTCTTGTCCTATATGAAAGGAATTACTAGAAGGAGAACTTAAATATTTTGTTGCATCTAGTACTAGATTACTTTGGTTGAAAGATGCAGATCCACTATTTATAGTAATAGTATGAGCTGCAGGACTAGAATCTGTTAAGTTAGACGCAAAATTAGTTAATAAATTAACAGAGTTATTATCACCTATGTCAATACCTTGATAGGCTAGATCAACAGAAGGATATGTATAAGCATCTGCTTGTTGAAGTACACCTGATACATATACCATAAAATCACTAGTACTGAGTACATTAACACTAGCAGGAAAAGAAAAACTTTCAGTAGAGCCGTCTACAATATAAGTGTTACCATTAACTATTGTGGGAGCTGTATTACTATAATCAACAGCTGACACTTGGGGGAAACTTCTAGTTAAGCGATATCTACTAGGAAGTGTGATAGTTTTTACTATTAGTTGTGTAGAATTAGGAGCAGTAGCAAAATTTATTGTAGCTCCTGAATTACTTAAACTATAACCAGCTGTAGACTGTAATACACCTACATCAAAAACAGTTACTTCTCCTTTATTACTAACAACACTAGGTAAGTTAAAAGCTACTCTACTTACTCCTGTATTATTAAAGGTTTCTGTAGCTACTACAGAAAAAGCTGTTATAGGTGCTGTAGCATCATTAGGGTAGGTAGCCATATTATATTTCCTTATCCATTTCGCATAGCCTGTCTAATAGGTCCGTTGCTCTGTAAATCTTTCATTACTACATCTATTACTATTTTATCAGCTTCAAATTTAGGTTGTCCTTGTTGTTCAGCTTCTTTTGGTTCACCTTCATTAACAATATTAAATTGCACATTACCCATACTACCACCAGTAGCGTTCATTTGACCTAAGTTGCCTGCTCCTATAGATTTAACTGCTGGTTTACGCATTACAAACTCACCTGGTTCTAACATGGCAGGTACACGGTCACGAAGAGCATTTACTTGTCCACCTTGTGCCATATGACGTACACCTACTAAACCACCAGTAGCCATAGGTGCGCCAAAGCCTGGAATAAAACTAAGAGCTGTTTTACCCAGATTAAACAGAGTAGATCCAACACCTTCTCCACCG